CTAAAGGTGGTGGTTGGAAAAAAATGTAAATAATATGAATATTATCGTATCCAAAGAAGATAAAGAATATATCGAAGAATCGTTAAAATCAGGAGAGGTCTTACAAGAAGACCTTAGAAGATGGTTTAAGGAAAAATGGGTCGATGTTAGTAAAAAAGTTGACGGAAAACACCCACCATGTGGTCGAAAAGATGCCGATGGAAAATCTTATCCAAAATGTCGACCATCTAAAAAAGTATCTAAGGACACTCCAAAAGTGGCATCCTCTTACAGTAAAAAAGAAAAGAAGTCAATGACAACACAAAAAAGAAGCGCAGAAAGAAATGAACCTAAAGTTGGTAAAGGTAATAAACCAACTATGACACATTTCGATGAAGATAAGAAACTAAGTAAGGTTAATTGTAGTGGTTGTGGATGGTCTTGGAAACTATCAGAAGGTGGAGATGACCCATATGTGTGTCATAAATGTGGACATAATAATGAACCAAAAAATAGTGGTATTAAAGTGAAAATAACTGAAAATCAATACATTAGACTTAATTTAGAAAAATTATCACCCAAACTAATTAATGAGTCTGTTGACATTTCTAATGCATTGAAATATCAATTATCATCAAAAAAGACTCTTGTTGAAAACATATACAAAATTGGAACTGAGGGATATAATAAATTAATCGACGAATGTAGAGAACTTTATGAGAATGAAGACTTAGATTTATTCGGAGATGACATTGATTTAATCTATGAAGATGAGTTAGGTACAGTTGAGGATAGTGACATTATTTTTGATGAAACTCTAATGGAGGCCGAGTACCAAGGTCGTAAAGTTCAATTAGGTAAAATCATGCAAGGTGACATTAAGAAATTTAAAGTCTACGTTAAAAATGATAGTGGTAAGGTTGTAAAGGTAAACTTTGGTTTTGGTGGTAAGTCTGCAAAGGGTAAAAGAATGGTTATAAAAAAGAATAACCCTGCAAGAAGAAAATCATTTAGAGCAAGAATGAAATGTGACAGTCCAGGTCCACGTTGGAAACCACGTTATTGGGCTTGTAAAACTTGGTAATTAATAGTAAATTACATCAACACCACACTCCCCAAGTAATTCAAGACTTTTTTGTTGGGATTCTTCCCATTTATCTTTATTCTTAGTTGTGCACACCTGTTTACAGTAAACAATTTTAACTCCTGAATTAACAATACCTCTGGCACAGTCCATACATGGTAACCCCGAAGTAAGATAGATTGTTGAATTTTTTAGTGATACACCAATACGAGCTGCGTTATAAATTGCATTACGTTCTGCGTGTTCCATCCAAAAGTACTTTTCAGGTCTTTCCTGACGTTCTTGTAATGAATCGTCCAATCCCCTCGGAAATGAATTATAACCCGTAGAAAGGACCTCTTTGTCCTCCCCAACGATAACTGCACCTATCTGTGTAGATTGGTCCTTAGATTTTAGTTTAACCTGTTCTGCGATGTTTAAAAAATATTCAGTCCAATTCATATTATATTAATTTTTGTTTTGACCAATAGTATAACATACCATTGGCGAATCTATGTAGATTTTTAGCTTCTTTTTTGAAAACTAAATTACCCATTTGTATTAAATGTGGTTGATTACTTAAATCTATACTCACAATATACCCACCCTCCGATTTTTCGTATGTTGTTTCCTTCATAGGTGGTTTATACTTCCCCTCGTCGTCTAATTTCAACATCTTAATCATCTCGTCTTTCTTGATTTTACACTCAATATCTCTTGAATGTATCATCTTTTCTAAAACGTCTAACCTTAACTTTGTATAATCAACATCACCCATTGTGCAAATATAGTGAAAATAAATGAAACAAAAAACCCCCGAATTTCTTCGAGGGTTTTTTTATTGACATCCGTTAAGATTATCTTAAAGTATCTAAACTGAAAGATTGTAAACCTCTTACTGTGATAGTACCGAAGAAACGGTTATTAACCATTTTCTTAGCGTATCTTGTCATGATACCTTTAATAGGTGTCATGTTGAAAGGGTTATACATTGTAGGAGTTAACTGTAATGGCACGTATGGTGCGTATACATAACCTGCGTCTAACAATGACTTACCTTTGTGTCCTACTAATATTTTATTAGCTGGGAAGTAAGGGTCACGGTAAACTTGGTATCTACCTGCTAATGTACCAACTTTCTCAATACCCATGTTGTATTGGTCTTGCTCAGCACCTGCGTTTGAAACGTGGAAATATTCCAAGTCATCAAATACTGCAGAAACTTCAGAAGATACAACAATCCAGTTTGCTCCACCTCTTAAGGTAGATTTGTGGATTTGAGCTGATAATTGGTTGATTTTTGTAACCAATGTTTGGTTCCAGTCTTTTTGAGTGTAACCTGCGTAAGACGCACCTTGATTACCGTATTTCCACTCATTGTAATCCCATTTAGCTGACCAAGCTGCACCTTTACGTAAATCACGTAAGATTTCACGGTCAACCTCTGCTGCGATTTGCTCAGATAATAAAGCTGTTAATTCAGCTTCAGCATCGATGTTGTGGAATGCACTAACGTCTTGAGCCAATTCAGGAGACCAGCTAGCTCTTAATTTTCTTTCTGTTACTGAAACAGTTACAGATTGTAAATCGAAAGAAACTTCACCGATATTATCTTCAAATTCCATATCAGCATAAACTCTAAAGTTTAATGAGATAGCACTTGCAGTGAAACCTGATGTTAAAGTCACGTTTGCAAAACCTGCAGTTGAACTGTAAGATTGTAAATCAACGTTAACGTAGATTACACCTTCTTCATCACAAATGTCATTGTATTTACCACCTGGATAAGTTGAAGTTGATTTTTTACCGTACTCAATGATACCTTTACCGTATTTTTGAGTTACGATGTTAAAGTTTTTAGACTCACCACCGAAAATTACTTCAGCTGAAGCTAAAAATTCTTCAGTATCCATTACAGAACCGTTTGGTCCTACTAATTTACCTTGACCATCTTTAGTGAAACCAGAGAATTTAACAACCAATGAAGATTGTGAAGTTCCAGTTAATGCACCTGCAGCAACGTCACCAGCAACTCCGTTAGAGAATGCAACAACAGCAACCGCGTTTAATGTTTCGTCAGAATAAGAACCTTTAGAGTAATCGAACAATCCTGTATCAGGGCTGTTACCATCTCCCGCTTCGTAGAAACGGTCATAAAGATTTCTTGAATTTGCACCATATCCATTATCTACGTTAGTGTTTGATGTAACACCATTTTTACCACCGTAAGGTGCGTAATGGTCTCCACCATCTCTTTCCTGAATTTTAGGAATGAAGTAGAATAATTTACCGATTGGTAAGTTCATAGCTTGTACAGATACGATATCGTTAGCTAATAATTTAGAGAACACACGACGGATAATTGGGAAAACTACTGTCTCGAAAGAACCACTAGCATCAGAAACTGCTGCTTCGTTGATTAAATAAGACGCTTGGTTTTCATACAATTGCGCGATGTTATCTTTTTGGTGACCACCAAGACCCTCTAAGAATCCTAATTCGTCCCATTTTTTGATGGTATCTTCTTTGATAACTCTAAGGTGCTTAAGACCTATGTTACCGACCATACCTGATTCTAATAATGCTCCCATTTTAAAATATTTTGTTTTTTGGTTTTATTTTATTATTTTATTTCATTTTACTCATCAAATCCTTCATTCTCTTAAACTGTGGATTCTCGTAAGCTTTCGCTTCAGATAAAACTTCAGTTGAAGAAGTAGTTGGAGTTGAAATTAACTTTTCTACTACTGACTCAGTCATTGGTTTTTTAGTGTCTAATTCAGATTTAATAGAAGAGTAAAGATTTTTTGATTCTTTTATTGTAGAAATTGTATCAAATCTTTTCAAAATGTTCAATTTCTCATTTTTTGTTGTTGAATGTTCAGTGAACAATCTTGTAGCGTATGCTAAATTAGCGTTGAATACTGCAACTTCGTTAAGTTTGTCTTTGAAAAGAATTAAAGCTTTTTTGTATTCAGAATTTTGTTTCTTCAACTTTTCAACTTCTTCATTCATTTCATGACGACCAGCTTTGAATTTTTTACCTTGTGTGGCTGGTTTTCTTGCGTCGTTTGCAAATGTTCTTGCTGCTTCAGTCGCTTCAACTTCCTTAGCGGGTTCTTCTTCCTCATCTTCTTCAGAAATTTCTTCATCAGATAATTCAGGTTCTTCCTCGTCAAGTGTGATTTCATAGATAGTTTCGTCACCTTCTTCATCAAATTCTTCGTTGATGTCATCTGGCATCATACCGTCAGTTTCAGCCATAGGGGCTTCAACATCACCTTCTGCCATTTCATCTTCAATTTCTTCTGAATCTAATTTGATGATATATTCATCATCTTCATCAGAGAAGCTAATAGTGTCACCATCTTTTTTAACAACAATACCATCTTCAGGTTTCATAGCTTTGAACACTTTCAATACTTCCTCATCAGATGCACTAGTCATATCAAGTACGTCTTCTGAATCGTCATCTGCAGGTTCGTCTGCCATTTCGTCGTCTGATGCTTCGTCATCTAAAGATGGAGCCTCTTCATCTTCTGAATCGGTGTCATCTGCGGTTTCGTCGCTTATCGAAGTTTCTTCATCTCCAGGTTCATCACCTGTAACATCTTGTTCTTCTTCATCAGGAACCATTGGTAGGTCCTCGTCTTCTGCTTGTTCTTTAAGCAAATCATTTAGTTCTTGCTTCATTACTGAAGAAAGTATACCCTTTGCATTTTGCTTTACGGCTTCTTCAAGTGTATTAACTTGAAGTAACGCTTGTTCTAAAACGGATTTTTGACTCATTCTAATTATTTGTTTTGTTATCTTATAAATACTACGGTTTTATGGAAAATTTCGTTTTCAATATCGATATACTAATAAAAATTACTATTTCGATAAAAAACTATCAAGTTTCCCCATTAGTGATTTCATTTTGTCCATATCTTTAGGTTCTTCTTCAACAGATTCTTGGAATTTGTCTCTATCACCTAAATCTTGGAAAACATACGCTCCGGGTGTTGATGGAGACGATACTAAATCAAAACATACCAATTCAAAATCTTCTTGAACGATATTTTGACCTTTAATACTCTTTAATGAACCAACACCACGTGAGGAAATACCCAAAGTTGCCCCATTCATAATTAACATTGCGGCTTGGTCACCCTTAGTAGATACAATACCCATTTTCTTCCAACCTGGAGAAGTGAATAATTTTATCTTACCCATAAGAATTCTACCATCCCACCAAGTTTCCAATATAGAATGAGAAACTCTATCTAAATCGATAAGTGAAGATGAGGGGTGGTTTAACTCATTAAGAGCTCCACCTTTTTGAATAAGTGTTTGGTATTTTTCGTTCTCTCTTTTTAAAAGAACCTCGGGATAGATTCTCCCGTTTTTATTTGGTGTGTCGTACTTCTGTAAAACAGCATAAAGGATAAGGTCTTGTGAAAAGTCCATATCCTTCATTTCTGCTATAATCTTCTTATTGTCGTCGGGAGATACATGACCAGCGTCATATTCAATTAATATTCCTCTTCCCGTTTCGTTTGCTCCTAGTACCTTCATTTATAGTTTTTATTACTATAAATACATCAATATCGAGAGTTAATCTTTGTTTTTGAAAAAATTAAATATATTCCTATCATTTAAATCATTAACAATAATAGTTTCACATATTTCTTTCATCAAATTTTTAATTTCTTTTGATTTAATATCGAATGTCTTTTCAACATAAAACGTTATTTCTAAGTTCATGAATGATTTTTTATCCAATTTAATTCCTTTAGTTCTTACATCTAAATCAACAATACATTCTCTTTTGAAATATTGATTGTTTAAATCGTAAATTCTTGATTTTATTGTTCTTCTTGTTTTTGCGATTACAGATTCATAATCGGTTGTGTCGTTGTTTGGAAGTAACCATGAGTTAAATTTCAAGTATATTGTCTTTAGATTTTTGTAATCCACAGTACCATATCCTATTTTAACGTTATGATGGTGTCCCAAGGGTAAAAATTTCCCTGTTTTCATTAATTTTGTTCATATTTATTTTATTATGGTGATATATAAAATATAACCAAAATATTTGGTAAATCAAAAAAATATTAATAAATAAACTAGAATATAATGATTATTATCGATTTAAGTAAGGAAAAAAACCTTGAGACAGCTTTAAAGAGCTATAAAAATAAAGTTCAAAAAACTAAACAAATTCAAAATTTGAGAGAAAGGAAAGAATTTGTTAAACCTTCAGTAATAAGAAGGAAAGAAGTATTAAAGGCAATATATGTGGAACAAATAAAAAACGGTCTTAAATAAGACCGTTTTTCAATTCTGTTAATCTGTATACATTATATCTTGATGGTGACATTTGGGACACTTCATCCTTAACGTCATTTAGTTTTTTAGTTAGATTGGAATCGTTAGCCTCATTTAATAATGTGGATACCGAACTTAATATACTTTCTTTTAAATCTACAGTCTTAGTTTCAATTTCCTCATTAGATAATGATAGGATTGATTTAAGTTCTTCTTTTTGTTCTTCAGTTAGATTGTTGTTGTATAGTACATTAAAGTTATTAGCTAACACTGCGTGTAGTAAATTCTCATTAGATGTGTAAGTTGTGTCTTCAGATACCACTGGTTCTTTTTTAGTTGTAAGATGTTCCATAAGTCTATTCTTAGCTGCAACCTTCTTCTCTACGTTTCCTAACATGTCTCTTTCACATAAATGGTCAAGAGCTGTGTACACTTCATTTTCATTGATGTCACTGATGTCTATTTTCTTATCTAAAGTATTACAAAATTCTTGTAATGATACCATATGATTTTTTAAAATGGAACCAATCCCATCAACGTATTGTCTTGCGTTTTCTTTATTGTCGAAATACTTGGTTTCGATATCTTCATAAAACAAATACATTTCTTTGAAATCTTTGTTTTCTTTAATTGTATTTAAAATGTCTTTCATTTCCGCCTTATTCTGTTTAGTGTAGGCTTCAGTTAATTTACTTAACATTTTAGTTTTTAGTGTTCCAAAATTTGTCATTTTTAATCGTTTAAGATATCTTTTAATTTATTCTCTATTTCATAAATATTCTGTTGGGCCTTATTAATATCAAATAAGTCGGCAATTTCATCGCCTTCACCTAACATTCCCAATATTTTATTTTTTCTACTCTCACTTAACGGTGCTCCACCACCTTCCATCGGTGCAGATTCTGCTGGTGGCGGCATACCCATATCACCACCCATTCCTGCGTCGGCTCCTGCTCCTCCACCTGCACCTGAAGATTCTAATTTAGTTCTTTCATCTTCAGAGATACCGTATTTCTTATCAACTTCATCAAATACACCTGAACGTTTTATTATTGTGTTAGTTACCATAAGTTCGGCACCTAATGCACGTTCAAGACGTTGTTGTTGTAAATCTAATATAATATCGTTATCACTTAAACCAAGAATATTCTTTTTAGCCCAAGTATGTGAAACAGGTAATATACCCATTTGTGATTGGTCGGATGTTGCGTCCTTATATAATGTAATCTTTTCTTTCCACTGTTCAATACGTAATAAATCAGATTGTGCAGATGGGTTTGTTAAGGATAATGTGAAATTGTGTAATTCATCTTCTAAACCTAAAAGATAAAGGTGAACTAAAGCAATTTTATTTAATTCCTGTATTAATGATTTTTGTATTCTATTGATAGTTCTTGCAAAACGAATATCCATTAAAGCAAGGTTCTTACCATCACCAACTACTTCTTCAAAACCTAAGAATGCTTTAGGAATACGTAATGCTGCCAATAATTTCTTTTGGATGTATTCAATATCCGCAATCTCACCCAAGTTTTGTGCTCCAGGTAATGTTTCAATCGGACTTGTTTGTGCCGGGTCACGAACAGGGATGAAATAATCTTGGTCTACCGCCATTTGATTATATCTCATATCCACTTGACCGTTCTTTTGGTCGACAACTTGGTCTCTTTTAAATTTATTAGCAACACGTTGTACGTAAGGCTCAATATCCTTATCATCCATGTTACCAACGAACACTTTAAACACACGTCTTTCAGGAGCTCTTGATGTTCTATAAATTAACATTGCATCTTCTGCAAGTAAAAGTTGTTTCCAAATTCTTCTAATCTTATCTAACATAGATGTACCATACGGTAACTTTCTATCGTCACCTAATAATCTAAAGTGTGCAATTTCCCAAGCTTGGAATTCTAAATCTTTATTTTTCCATGCGAATCTTAATTCTCTCGATGGTAATTTAGTATTAGTATTAAACCCTGTTTGATTTGGAACCTTCTGAACCGCACCCTCAATTCTCTCAACCTCAATGTTTGGTAATTGTTGACAACCAATAACACCCTTATCAGGGTCCACTTTTAGATATACGAAATCATCACCGTACTTACACATACCTCTAGCCCACATCTGTAGGTTCGTATTGATGTCTAAGACATTATTGAATAAATCAGTTAAAATGTTTTCAATTCTCTTAGATTCAGAATATATTGTTAATATCTCACCCTTCTCCGACATCGTTGTTGATTCTTCTGCGTAGATGTCCAATGATGCTGAAACTTCAGGAGTAAACTCCATTGATTCATAATCATAATATGCGGATAATCTATTTGGTTCGTAATATACCGATTGGTTATATAACGACTGGTCAATTTTTGCCCATTTATCTGCAACATATTGATTCTGTTGTGCTTGTAATAACGCGTTTTCAAAATCTTCCTTACTGTCAGTTTTTAATAACTCATCTTTCGAAAATTGAAAAGATGGCGGTGCCTCAACATTAGGACCTTGAAAACCAAACGTTTTAGTTAATTTTTGAAATATCGTTAAATTTTGTTTTGCCATATCTATAAATACTAATTATAACAATCTAAATTATTTTTCTGTAATAATCAATGGTTATCTCTGTTTACCAAACAACCACGAGTATTCTTTATAACTGTCTTTTGGAACATTTGATGGGTTATCACCGTGAAATAAATTATCATCTGTGGCCATTAAACCTATTGGGTCAAATGATGTACCATAAGAGTAAAATGATTTATTTGGTTCATACGTTCTTTCAGATACAGTCCACGATTCTAACATCGCTTTATTCGCGTTCTCATTCCTTTCCAATTGATTGAAACACATGTCACCGGCATATAACGCCATGGACATACTCATAATTGAGTCATCGTGTTGTCCTTTCATGTGGTCAGGTCGACCGTTAAGATAAACAAAAGTATTCAATTCTCCTAATAATCTATTAGACCTAACAATGAATCCTTTTCTTAATTGTTCCTCAAATGCCGCAACTATTTGTGTTCTTTTATTGTTAAAATTTATACCGGGTATCTTTTCCGTTGCTTTCTTATTATACTCCCAAATATTTTGAGTGTTAATACCATCTATGTATAAATTTTTATAGTTCATCTCTTGCAACTTTCTTGATGTTGCAACTCCCATACCTCCTGTAATATCGATTACTATAAATGCACCATATAACAGTCCCCATTTATATGCAACTGCAGCTAAATCATCTGGAGGTATCTTACCAATGTATTCGGCTACTTGTTCTCTATCATCAAAATCAACGATATTGATAGATGAGAAATCTTCACTATCTCCTCTACTAACATCGACACCCATAATATATCTATGACCTTGTATTGGTTCTTTCCAATGCCAAAACGTACCCTGCATATATTTTTCGTTTGGAATGCGAATCATATTTTTTGCAATATTCTCTTGAATATCTCCAGGGATAACAGAGTCTCCTGAACCTAAGAAATCACATTCCAATTCCTGAGAAATCATACGTCTATCGTATTTAAACTTTTTAGACATAGACTCGAACCACGATGATAGTGGTTTATAACCATCATCTAAGTATTCATTATATTTCTCAATATTAAAATCGGACATTACAATCTCATCATCGTTGTATTGTTCCCTATTTAACATATAATGTACAATATCGGTACATTTTACCCATCTTAAATCTTTAGTGTAACGTGGGTCTTTAAACCACCTTAAATCGGTAATGTGAAAGTCATTAACACCTCTTAACGCTTGGTCATAAACACCGTAGTAAATTGGGTCGTAACCATTTGGTGTTGAAATAAGAATAATCTTACCTCCCGTTGATAGGGATGCCATAGATGCTGCCCAAAAATCTTCACCCGCATCAATATATGCCGCCTCATCAAATACAAGTATTGTGGGTGTGAAACCACGTAATGCATCGGGTGATGTTGCAACCGCCTTAACCTCACAACCGTTATTTAATCTAAATCTACTTTCTGAATTTTTATCGGGTGAAAA